AGCATCCCGATCAGGTGCGTCATGTTGTGGCGATTGAATCCGAGCGTCGTCAGGTGAAGGAAATCAATCGGCGCTTCCGCTAGCGAGTGGATCGCAATCACGAGATCGAATCCGTGATAGTCTCCACCCATCAGGCAATGAAAAGATTCCTCGGGATCCGGAAGTTTTCCAATCGCACTGACCGCGCGTTTCGAAGTCGCGAGATCATAGAAGATTTTTCGCTTCGTTCGTCGCGTCATCGAGACGGCTCGCCCTCCGAGTCCGGTCGCTTCTCCGGCTTTCAGTTTGCGCGGCTTCCCGATCGGAGTCACTTCCTCCTCAGTTTTATCGAGTCCATTGACGACTGCCTCAAAATCGAGTCCGTGAATGTCATCAAAGTCCGGATCTTGAAATCCCGTGAGGTCTGGAGTCGGTAGTCCGTCGAATTCGTCGGAGGTTTCGCGCGCGTTTTCTGGTTTTGTCATGCTTCGTGTGTGAAAAGGTGGTGCAGAGCGGAACCCGTTCTATTTTTCGCGTAAAAAAAAAGATTCCTTAGTCCTGGGGGGGGGCGCGGGGCGGCGCGGGTGTTCGCGGCGCTCATTTTTCGCCCCTCCTTTTTCGCGCTGCGGTTTTCTTCATAGAGGCAACGGTCCGATCGGACTTGCGGCGGGATGATCGGAAACCTGGGACGACGTTCCTGAACTCTTTGATCAAGGTGTGAACGCGTTGAGGTGCGACTCCGGCGCGCTTGGCGCATTGGTCAATCGTCTCCCCGGCGATCAAGTCTGACCGGGTCTCGTATAACCAAACCCATGATCTCATCGCCATCGTCCGAGTAAGGCGACCTTTGGCGATGAACTGGAGGATCGGAGTCAGGACTTCCGCAAGCTGGCAAATAAGATCCCCTCTTGTCTGTTCATCGATCACGTCAAAGGGGTTCTTGAATTCCTCAACGCTGGCTCGTTCGACTGCGGATCTGTATTCAGGAGATTCTTGGTGAGATTGTTCCATGGAAATTGCGGCTATTGTTCTTCGTTCTCGACTGATCGACGGGTTTCGATGCGTCCGTTTGAGTGCTCACGCGTCACCGTTCCATCTCTCATGATCGTCGTCCGCGTATCGCCCCAGAGGAGCTCTCTCGACCGCTTGACAGGCTTTGATTCGGGTTCTGGAGATGGCTCAGGCTTCGGAGTCTGCTTGTTCTCGGACGGTTCGGACGGTGTTTCTTTAACTCTCGTGAGTGGGGGAACTGGTGACCTATTTATAAAAGTATGGGCGACAACCGTCCGAATCGTCCGAACTGTTCGCTTTTTTACCCCTTCCCCTAACTTTCGAACTTTGAATTTAGGCGTCCGCACCGTCCGAGATTGGGCGGTTGATTGAGGCGTTCCAGAAGGCGCGGGAGCCGGGGCGTCGTTGCGGATCGGAGTAGAACCGGGGTCGTTGCTCTGGATTTTCGGACCTGTGTAATCGGCTCGATCTTGGTTGAGGAGAGCTCCGACCTCGTTCGGAGACTTGTCCGCTTTGCTTCGAGCGTGAGTGAGTTTGCGCCTAAGATCCTTCTCCGACCATGCTGGGTTGCAGTTAGCTAGATTGTATTCTGTGAGGAGTTCCCAAGCGTCCCCATCGGAGAGCCCGAATCCGACCACGAGTCCACAAGCGACCGAAAACAGAGCATCGTGACCGTGTTGACCTGCGATCGATGGGCGCGCGCCTCTTACGAACGCGCTCGCTCGTTCCTTTGGTGATGGTCTAGACATCGCTGAAGCCCTCCTCTGGATCTTCAGTGACCAATATCTTGATCCCTCGATATCCTCTTTGCGCTTTCTGGGCGTGATGCCCGTCATCGCGCTTGATGTCGTTTCGTTTCGCTACCCGATGGATCTCTGTCATCGCGTCCGGCATGGCTGACTCGACGCGTTTCGTTGGGAGCGGGTTCCATCCTCGCGCTTCGCAATACTGGACATAGGCAATGGACAATTCCTGCGATGTGACATCGTCACCCTCTGATATCGTGACGACTTTCGTGACGAACTGACGTAACGAATCCGACTCAGCAAGCAACGACTCAACCCGATCCTTTTGCTCGGCATTCATGATGATCGAGCCCGTCGTCCTGATTTCCTCCAGCAATATCATGGCCCCCTCAATCATCCAGTTCAGGATCCCGGACGCCTCGGACGCAATCAGTCGTTCCTCAAAATGGGGGTCGGGGCGTTCGGGCTTTGGACGCTCGTAATTGATGATCATCAACCTGCGTCCGTATGCCCCCGCGTCCCCGTCTAGCTTCACCTTGAGACGGCTGTTTGACGTAAGTCCGATATTGAAATCTCCGATAATGTTGACGCTGTCTCCGTTCTTCTTCTCTGCGGTCAACACGTCCTTTCCTACTAGCGCCTTGAGCACATGAGCGCCCTCCGTCATCAAGAATTTACCCGGCACGTCGGCACCGATTAGGAACGTTTTCCCGATGTAGTTGAATAGCTCGAAACGTTGGTGTAGGTGCTCCGTTCGAAGTCCGGCGATGTTACTCATTCCGATCATGGACTTAATCACGTTCATTAACGTCGATTTACCCCGCCCCTCCTTACCTACGAGCAACATGATTTTTTGAGTCAGATTCACCCCTAGTAATAACTGACCCGCCCAACGCTGAATCAGAGAAACGTCACCGGGCGGCAAAGCCGCCTCAAGTAGTTCCTTACGGAACACCGGGCAGTCAGCGCCCTCCACGAGATCGACCGGGATTTGATTTCTTGAATGAAAGCGGGGTTCGAACGAGCTCAGGGTGGGAGGGTCGTTGCGTAGATCGAGCATCCCGTTTTGCAGATGAACGAGACCTGGCTCTCTCTTGAACGCCTCGCGCTTTTCGACGCACCCCTTCAGCAGACTCGTCAACCCCTGCAAAAACGTATTCGTGCGCTTACCCAACAACGCCGGTTCCTTTGCGTCATCGCTCGCTTTTTTCATATCGAGCGAATACTTCCAGCGGACGGAGTCCTCCGACTCGTTCACCCAGAGCCCCCTATCGTCCTGGTAGTCGTAGAATCTACCCTCTTCAGGCTCATACAAAATCGTGCGCTGAGTCGCATAGAGCCCCACCCAAAACGGCGGATTGAGCGTGAAAGCGCCCTTTTTGCTCTTAGTCCACGGCTCTCCGTGATCATCAACCAACTGATCCCAGTCCGATTTTGCCCACGGGAGAAACAACTCCTCAGGCCACTCGATTTCTTCGAAATCCATCCGAATCGGACTCTTGTGTTTCGATATTCGCTGATAGCGCATCCCGTCCGGATGCGTCCCGTAGATCACGGTTTGGAAAGCGCGTTCCTCTCCTTCTTCGTTCACCCCGTCAGTTCTCCACTCGCCCCACGGTTGATCTCTATCCGGCTCTCCGTTTTCTCCGGTTTTCTTCAGGTAGTGCATAGCCGGATACGAATCGCGCAATGCCCAGACCCAGAGATTTCCCCCTCGCTTGCCCTTAGTCATCAACGTCTGACGGAGCCTCGGATTGAGCTCAAGGAACGGCTCAACGTCCGCGTCGTCATCGATATCGATCGAGCAAAGGTGATACACCTCCCCCGCGACCCTCAATGCACTCCGACGACCCAGCAATACACCGATATTTCCCCGCCCGAGATCCTCGCGATATCCCTCGTCGAGCGTGTCCTCCCATGTTGTTTGATCCCAGCCCCTATCGACTGGCCCCTTCTTTCCCTCCCGGACGCGAAGTAGGACAGGTTGACCAGAAAGCGCGGAGTAAATCTCCTTCACATGGTCAACCTTCACAGGTGGAGTTTCAGGAGCCTCGGACGGCTCGGACGATTGTTTTTTAGGCACGGGCAAAAAGAGGGGAGGGCACAACAGGTTGTGGTTGCGAGGCGGAATAGCTACTAGATGGAGTAGTCAAATTTTTTTAGGGTTCGAGAATCACGACGATCCGCGCGGCTTTCGGCAAGTGATGGACGATCTCAGCGGTCCCCGTGACTCCGACGATCACGTTTCGCGTTCGCTGCTCACAAAAATTGATTTGCCGAATCGCACCCCGACTTAGCGTCATCTCCTGAATCGTCGCGAACTGCTCATTGCGCTCGAGGTGGCGCGCTTCGAACGTGCGAATCACATCCATTTTATCCACCCCATCACGTCCGATCACATAGGTGATACCCTGCTTCATGATTGCTCCTCCGCTGCTTTCGATTGCTCCCACCACCGCAGGCGCTTTCCCAGCATTTTAGCCCTTTCGATTTCTTTACGCGTAGACTCTCCGATGTAGCCTCCGACGTTAAGAATCAGCACTTCGTCCGCTAGTTCAATTTTGTCGAGATGGAGCTGATCGAGCGCGATTTTTGTTCCGACACCTTTAGCATCGTCCATCAATCGATATTGCTCCGATTTCGTGTCACATCCGACCGAAAGCACGATTTTTCCTCGGATAGTCTCGATTTGGTTCGCTCGGTTAAAGACCTCCATAAATCGCGTCGAACCGCACAAACAAACGATTGTTCGTTGCGTGATCTTTGGAGGTAGCCTCACCGTTTCTAACCCGAATTCCGCCCAAAGGAAGCGCTCGAATTCATCACGCTTGATAACCGCGCTTGCACCGCAGAGTTTACGCATTTTCGCGTAGCGAGCGAAAATCTCCATGACATCGATCCCGTCATTTTCAGGACAATGATCGACGGTGAAAGGCTCCACGTAGTCGTGTAGTCCGAATTTCAGAAAATACTTTTTCATCCTTCCTCCTCCTCTTCCCCGGCTATCGCTCTCTCATACCAGCCCGAATCCTTCACCTCTGCGATCAGTTCGGCGCGCCCCTCCTCGGATTCCTCTAGGAGCCAAAGCGTATCCGTATTGAGCCACCATCGCAGATATCGAGCACCCAGTGAGTCCGGCCCGGCCTCGATCATATCGACCAACGCACTCGGCAACCGCTCAGCGATCAACGCTCTCACGAGCTCAGCCCCTGAACACGTATTGAGTTCATGGAGCCGCTTCTGTTCATGCGCGGCGAATGCCTCGCCCGAAACATTGCGATCACCGATCTCTAGCACACTGTCAGGCAACGCCGACGGCGATCCGAACGCCTCCGCGCTCCGATCTACCGCCTCCGCTGTGAGGCTCATCGTGATCCGTTGTTCTCTCAGATCCGTCCGCATAAACACCAGCCAGGCGATCTCTCTCGACCCGACTGTCTTCAGCTTCTTCAACCCCTTCAAAACGTGCCCCTCGATCTCGATTGCGATCCCCTTGCGGTTCTTTTTCGTGGCACGCTGTAGCGCCTTTTTGAGCCTCTCAGCTAGCTCAACATCGGTGACGATCACCGTATCCGATTTGTCCCAGTCCTTCGCGTCCCGCTTCGAGCTCTCAGGCACCAGCGCGAGCAAATCCGCGCTATCTCCCTCAAATCGGCGGTAGGAATCGCGGTCCAGGTCTGCAAGTCGGAGCTGTTTGCGTTTCTTCTTCGCTAGGTCCGCTTCGGCTAGCTGTTTTTCCTTAGCATCAGCCTCCTCTTTGAGCCGTTGTTTTTCGGCTTTCTCCTCAAGGTAGGTTCTCCAGTGCTCAGGATCGAAGCACACCCAATCCCCATCCCCTCGGGAGATATACTGAGGCAACCCCTTGAACTTCGGCGGCAACTTCACGGCGGCGAACTGATCGATCACCACCGCAAGCTCCGCTTTGATCAACGCAGAGACGAACGGAACCCCCTTCTCTAATACTTTCGACGATGCGCGAGCCTCCAGCGCCTCCTCTGCGATCACCCGCAGATGATCCGGCCACTCCGCAAACCGCGCGAGCGCGTGCCCATGGCTAGGGGAGAAAATGCCCTCTCTCAACTGATCTCGCACCAAATCCGGCAACTGGAGCAACCTCACAAACTTTGCGACCGTGCTCCGATTTTTCCCCACCCGGTCCGCGCAAGCCTCCGTTGAAAGCCCCTCATCCTTCATCAAATCCGTGTAGCCCTCAGCCTCCTCCATGCAGTTAAGCCCCTCGCGCTGGAGATTCTCGATAAGTGCGATAGCTTTCATCTTCGAGCGCACAAGCCCCTCGTAGATTTTCGCGTCGATTGTATCACGTCCGGCGATAGCCATCGCCCTCCAGCGCCTCTCTCCGGCGATCAGCTCAAACTCCGGCGCGCTCGCATCCCCTAGAGAAAGCTCCCCCGTAGGAATCTCCCCATCCAGTAAACGCCGGATCAAGATCGGCTGATGAAGCCCCTCCGCCCGAATCGAGTCCGCAAGCTCCCGGAGCGCCACCGCGTCGAAATGCTTCCGATTGTTTTCGGGATTGCGCTGGATCTTTGCGACCGCAGTTGCGGCGTAACTCGTCACATAAACCGGCGCGCGCGCATTGACCGGCGCGACAACCGGCGCGCAAGCCTCATCCAAAGCCTCCAGCAATACGCTGATCGCAGTCGTTGCACCCTTGAGCCCCCTCACCGGTTTGCGCGTCACCGTGTAGAATTCGAGCGCCGCATTGAGAACCCAGCGAAACGCAGACTTACGATCAGCAAACGCCTCCCCGTTACGCGTGCAAGACGTCGAAACCTCCTCCTCCTCAATCCGGCAGTATTGACCCGCAAACCAGTGACCCGCTTCAGTCACCCCTAGATAGATTTCCACCTCAAAAGCGCCCTTCAGCGCGACCTTGATGATCTCCGGCGTGAGACACTCCCCATCCTCTCTCCACTCGCTCGCAGTCCCCGGCAAAACCGGCTCAGTGATCGCAAGACCTAGGGCGGGCTTAAAGTAATTATCAACGCAATCAATCAGCTCCTTTGGTAAATCACGATTAAACGTGACCAGAGACGCAGCACTCTCCACCGCTTCCGCTTCCGTCGTTTCCGCAAGCCCCTGAGCCATGCAGGGATGATTCATTAAAGGGTCAGGTGCTCCATCCGAAACAATCGCCCCGTAAGACCACCCCTCACCATCAGGACGGAGGGCGGTAAAGAGCAACACGAACCCATGCGTCCCAGCTTGGATCGTGATGCAATTTCCCTCAACGCAATTTCCTTTTTCATCCCATGAGAATGAGGCTGGATCCGTTTTCGTTTTTTTCGGTTTCGTTGGTGTATTCATAATATATTACAGTTGGAGGTTTGGTTTGGGCTCGTGATTACTTCTCAACGACAATGACATTCTCGGGCGAGACGCGCTTAACGGTCGCGTATCCCCATCGATTAACTGCACTTAAACGGACCACGACCTGAGGATGCCCCCCACTCATCCGCGCACTCAGGATTGTCCCTTTAGTCGCGATCATCTGGCGGCAACTTAGCATAAATTTGCATTCCGCCCCCTCCGGAAAAAGGTTCTCCAGTTCAAAATTGATCGCGGCTGATTTTTGCGCGTGTCTGCGCAGTAGTGTGATTAGTTTTTGTGAGGTCATAAGTCGTTCAGGCATCGCGTGGGGTTGCGTTGAGGAATACGCCCCTCATGCGGCAACCTCCTGTTTGATGTTCTCTGTCAAATTTGCACGCAGCACAGCTGCGGCAAGGGGAGGCGGGACACTGTTCCCGCACATCCTCACCTGAGACGTTTTTGTGAGCTGAAACCGCTTCGTTGGATCATCCCCGATCTGGTAGTGATCACCAAAACCCTGAGCCCGAAAAAGCTCACGCGGAGTCAACATCCGGATCCCGATATCGGTCAGAATATAGTCTCCGACCGTAGCAAACTCACCCTCAAATTCGACGCCATACGAGCGCAGGAATTTGGCGACTCGGCGCGCCTTCCGTTCGAGATCCGGCGTGAGAGGAGGGATCGCTCCCAGCGCCTCACAAAGCGCAAATCGATCGTGAGTCGTGATCGTGTTGAGTGGTCCCCGGATCCCTGTTGGCTGTGATTGCCCGTAATACTGGAGCAATGACACCCCAACCACGCTCTGTTGTGTCCCGCGCCCCGTGATCGTCGAAATCGGAGCCCGTGCATCATGCCCCACGCTCCCCGTGTTGTTCTGCGCGAGATACGTCGTCACGAGCTGAGTTTTCCCGCCTCCCTGCGTCATGATAGTTCGGTGAGGCTCGTTCGCACTGTGACCGATCCCCGTCCCAAACTGACGGCAAAGATTCACCGCAAGCAACGCGTTGCTGTCCTTGGGACTCGCTGTGATCGTGTGCATCGGTGCGCTGGCGTCGCGTGATCGCCCCCCGTGCTGACCGTAGGTCAAGACCGGAGAAACAAGCGCCTTCTCTGCTCGATTCGCGGCTGTGATCGTCCGAAAAGGCTCCTCAATTGACTCAATCCGATCTCCCCCTTGATGGGTGAGCGAAACGAGAAACGGCTTTGCTGATTTCAACACAAACCGATCAATCCCCTTCGCGACTCTTTGAAGAGTAGCCTTCACGAGAGGGCGCTTCACGCGGACCCGCTTCGCTTGTTTCGACGTGAGGAATATCGACGGACAAGGGATCGAGAAATCAAGGCAATCAGCCCCCCGTAAATACGGTTTCAACTCACCCGACTTCACTCGCTCTGAGTCCGCGCGCCCGTGAGTTACCTCAGGCCAAGCGATTGATTCCCCATCGCATCGAGCGACCAAGATGAAGCGTTTCCGGATCGTCGGAGCTCCGTAGTCGCAAGCCCTCAACTCCCTCCACTCCACCACGTAACCCCGGCGCTTCAGTGCGCCCGTGAAACACTGGAAGAACCACCCCTTGCGCCAAGGATTGCGCGAGCCATCAGCGAGCAGAGGACTCCAGAACGCAAACTCCTCAACATTCTCCATGAAGATAGTGAGAGGCTTCACCGTATTTACCCAATGGATTACGATCCAAGCCAGCCCTCGGATATGTTTGCTCTTAGGTTTACCTCCCTTGGCTTTCGAAAAGTCCTTACAATCTGGAGAGAACCAAGCGCTCGTCGGACGTTTACCATTACACAAAGCGATTGGATCCAGCGCCCGGATATCCTCCCGGAAATGACGCGTCAAAGGATGGTTAGCGCGGTGCATCGTGAGCGCCTCGTGATCATGATTGATCGCGACATCCACCCGTCTCCCAAACGCGCGCTCATAACCCTCGCTCGCGCCCCCGCCCCCAGCGAAACCATCGATATGAAAAGGCTGGATCAATACGAGTCCCCCTTGACTGCGATCGACACGGCAACAACTCCAACCCTCGGATCTGCGATCACATCAAAGGCGCGCTCGCTCAACTCGATCACCCGACCAGCGCGATAGAGCGCTTTATCGGGACCACGATCAGAAACCCGCGCAAGGACGCTCAGCCCATTCTCTCGATTCGTGACCCTGAGCATCGTTCCGATCTCATGATCCCAGCTCGCACACACCAAACTCTCCGGCACGTAGGGTTGTCCGTTCTCCATCACGCGCCCCCGTTGCTCGCATCCCATCCATGACGCGAAGCCCTCCCGCTTCGGAGCCCCTAGCGCCCAACTCCTTAATACATCAGCAATCACAAACGGGATCGCTATCCCCATGATCAAGACCACAAGGATCCCGAATTTCAGCGTAAAAATAAATTCAGTCATGATACTTTGCCTCTCAAAAAACGCAGTGAGCCCTCAGCAATCGCACGGGATGAAAATCGACCGACAAACGTCCCCGTCTGCGTGTGGACAACGACGCAACCCGACTCCTCCGCAAAAGTGTAATCCCTAGCAGGTGCGACCAACGCAGCACGAGGGGAGGGGAGCTCTCTGGGAGCCTCAATATCTGGGAGGATTCGAGTCCGCCCATGCTCGATAGTCGCGATCATCGGAGCCAGGTCTCCTCGTCTTTATCGGCATAAGCGCGCGAGCGACCCGCGATCCGTTTCGGTTTCGGCGTGCTATCATCAATCGGCGCACCCGGATTCAGATCCAAATTACGCGCGCCGGTTTCCTCCAGCCCTCGCGCTCGATCGCGCAACGCTTGCGCCTCCGCTTTGTGATCCTGCTCCTCTAGCTTCTCGGCAATCAGGATCAACCCCTCCGGAGTAAAAAACTGATCACCTCCCGACCAATACCAATGCACCCCAAAGTCGAAAAAAAGGTGTTCGATATCGTAAACCGCTTTCGTGAATCCCTCTCCGATCAAAGCGACGGCAACCGCGCGCTTGAGACCTGTCCGTGTCAGCGTAGGGACTTCGTTCATACGTTCTCCTTTGTTTGATGTTTCGTTGCGTTCATCTCGCCCAGCAATCGAGCGATCTCTAGAGGTTTGCAGTCGGGGCAAATCCCATGGGATACCTCTCCGGACTGCTCCAAGTTACACTCTACCGTCCGGATCAGTCTCCGGCATCGGTAGCAGATCACCGGCATCGTTCCCCGGATCTTGATCTCCGGCGTGAGGGAATCCAGAAGTGCGCTCAACCCGTCCTCCTCATGTTCCGCGCGGAACAATCCGCAGGAATCCCGACATTGTGAACGAGCGCTTGAAGAATCGCGTCCAGCTTCGCCTCAATTCGTGCAACATCTCCCTGATCGTATGCGAACGGCGCGATCTCACGCACCCGGCTCACCGTGTCCAGGTTGCGCAACTCAGCCTCGACCGTGATCCAATTAAACGACATCGGAGCCCCCTTGCGCGTCTGGCGATACGAAATCCGCTTCCCCTTGATCATGCGTCTGAGCGTGCTCGCGCTTGTCCAAGGCGAGCGCGCCTCCAACTCAGCAAATGAGATCCATTCAGCGGGGCGGCTCATATCAGATCCAATCCCCGTTTTTCCGAGTGCGAACCAATCGACGAACGCACAGAGCCTTAGCTCTGCGCGCCGTCTGATCAGAACTCCCCAAACCAAGGGAAAGCGACCCCGCAAGGATCAATACCAAGCAACAAAGCGTAGCGAGCGCGTGAGCTTGTCTCACGAGCCCCCGCGCGCTCTCGATCTTCGTGAAAAACAGCAACGCGTTGAGATTCGAGATCTCCGCACCCTGATTAACCATCTCGACCGCTTGCGCCTTCAGCTCAGCAAATTCCGCGTCCGCTCGCGCGGTCAGTCTCATGATGTCCTTTCGCGCGGTGACCTCCTCCTCGGCCCATCCGAGCATCAAGTCATCATCTATCCGGATAGCCCCCTGAAGCCGAAAACTAATCGGAGCAAGGGTCCGTTCCCGGAGAACCGTCCGGATCTTCAAAACTGGAGCAACGGCGTTCATGCTGCCTCCTCCCCCATCACGCTCCGATAAACGAACGTTGACCACTCCGGAGCGTTCGGATCACGGGAAGGCACATCGCCCCCCTCTCGATCACTCACCGACATCACGTAATCCTGCCAACGTGGGAAAGCGCATCGCTGCGCCCTAAATTTATCCCTGAGGATGTGACGAAACAACCGCTTTCCCTCAATAGGGAGCGCCCGGAAGAATCGGCGCATTTCATCGTAATTCGACGCCGATGAAGCAACGGGACAACGGCCCGGCATCCCAACGCGTCCGAGGTGACGACGGGCGATCTCTCCCATCAGCGCGTCCGCTGCTTTTTCCGCAATCGTGATCAAGATACTGTTCCCAACCGTAGCGCTGTATTCCCGGGATTGTCTGAATTGATTCATTTTTTAACCTTTCGTTGATTTTTCGTTATGCGGTTTGAGCGGCAACGATCTGCTCTGATTCAGCCTCGATCCGAGCGCGCGCCTCGATCTCCTGGGCGCGACTCCCTGCGACCTGCGTCAATCCGAGATCCTCCGGAGTGAGTGTTTTGAGATGTTTGATCAGAGCATCCGAAACGGTCGCGGACGGCGCGGACGGGTTGAGACGCTTCACCGTCCTCAACATCCCGCTCAAGTGATGAACCGTGTCCCCTAATTCAGCCTCAAAGTCGATTTCCATATAAGAGACAGTAGAAGAAAAAGGGACTGCGTCAACAAAAAGATTGATCCAGTTTCCTTTTTTTCTACTATCTCGCACATGAACAGACTAGAAAGCGCAGTCCGAGCCGTGATGAGAGCCAACGGAACGACCAACGTTTCCGATTTCGCGCAACGCGTCGGGATCATCAAATCCGCGCTCTCAAAAATCCTCCTCGGACAAGTCGGACTCAGTCCCGCAAACCTCGAAAAGCTCGTGACTCGCTCCAGTCCGGACCCAGAGCATCAATACACCATCCTTAGCGCGCATCTCTACGATGTAGCAGAACGGAGCGGCTTCCCCCTAGAGCTCCTAGAGATCCGATTCGTAGGCGATCAAGGCGACAAAGTCCCACTCGACGACGTATCAGACGACCTTCGCGCGAAATTTCGCTCCATCGCAGATCAAATCAACGCAGGGGATCCAGACCTAGGCTCAACAATCAGCTGGATCACTGGCAAAATCGACGCCTCCCAGCTAGAGGATGGGCACTTTGGGAACATGCAAGCGGCTGAAGAATTAGCAGAATACAACCTCAGCCCCCAAAGCACCGATCACCCAGCATGAGGGGTTTTCCCTCCCAATCTAGGTGATCATCCCTAGAGCTTTAAATGTAAAACATTGGTAAGGTAGGACGGATGGATCCAATCCCATTCCCAAACCCCAAGATCGCAAATCGGACCTTGTCCCCGTGCCGAAATAGGCGCATCGGGCAAGCCCAGTTACTGCTCCCGATGGAGGCCTCAAACATGATTCCGTTTCCGGCAGAGACCAACGAACTCCCCCCGTGTCCATTCAAGATTTCTGGGAGGTGGTGCGTGTGTCGCTAAGGATTTTTCCCGCACTTCGGGCAAACAATCGCGTCCTTGTGGATACGAGATTTGCAATAGTAGCAGACCTTCCGATTCCCCGGAATGATCAGCATCGCAAGGATGCCCAATGGCCCCAATAAAACGCCCAAGAAAAACCCTAAAAACCCGCGACCCTTAGCGGCTCCAATGACTGCACTAAGTACCCCGCAAACCAGCCAAATGATCAAGTAATCCATGGAAGGTGAGGGGAGCACTCAAGCAGATCATGCGCGAGCCAAAACAGGACAGCGGTTGTCACCAAATTTGAGAAACTGGCAACCGCTATCATAAGGCATTGATAGACAGTATCCGAATTAAACGTTCGCAATGAAGAGGTCAGGGGTTTGATTCCCCTCAGCTCCACCATCCCTAAAACTGTCTTTTCCTATGGGATGGGGTGCCTTTTTCTTTGGGCTTGTATGTTCACGGGTGATCGCACTTAGTCAGCTCTAGTCAACTATTGGCAACCGTTTTGGCAACCGCTCGACCTCTGGAAATTACCCCGTTCAAGAATCGCTCTGGCTCGATTTCTTTTCGCGTCAAGGGCTCGATCGAGGGCAAACGGATCCGAAATAACTTCAGATCTAGGGATGAGGCTGAGATTTTCGCAGCGGAACAACTCCGGACAGTAGCCAATCCGGGAGATCTCCAACCTCGATTGACTACCCTCCCTGAGGGACAACTTCGGGACGCGGAGCGCGCTCGCGATGTCCTCCCGGCTGGGGTAACTCATTCCCGCGCGGCTGAATTCTACCTTCGGCATTTCAAGCCTGTTCAGGGTGTCTCAATCAAGGACGGGATTGAGCTTTTTTGTAGTTGGCTAAGTGATCAACGGAAATGTGTGGAGGTGACGATCAATTGTCGGCGAATTGTGCTGACTCATTTCGCGCGCGTTTCCGGAGTGTCTCGGACGGATGAGATCTCGGTTCTCCAAGTTTCGAGCTGGATCTATGATTCCGATCGCATGGATCGAAGTCAGCGCGATCGATTCGACCTAATGAAGCTTTTTTGCGCGTTCCTTTCGAACCCTCGAAGGCGACTACTTTTCGAGAATCCCGTGACGGATCTCGATCGCCCGGTTCATCGCGCTCGAATTCCTGGGGTTCTTTCGTTCGATCGGATATGGAGACTCCTTCAGATGGCGCTTACCGATGCGGAGGGTCCGGAAATGCTCCCGTTTTTGTCGATTTGTGCGCTCTCAGGGGTGCGTCCGGGAGAGGCCCCCCGGCTCGATGGGTGGTCTGATTTCTACCTTGAACCGGAACATCTTTTGATCGAGGTCAACAAAGCCAAGGGAGGACGACGGCGGCGCAATGCGTCGATTCATGGTCCGCTCTGGAGGATTCTGACTTGGTGCAAATCTGAGAAGCTCGCTCCAAACTATTTCTCGAAACGGAAGTTTGATCGGATTCGTAAAGATGCGGGGGTGTTTGACGATTGGGAGAAGGATCTTCTCCGGCACTCTTACGCGTCTCATCGATACGTTATGACAAAGGACACCAAGGCACTGGAGCAAGACATGGGAAACAGTGAACGCGTCCTATTTCAGAGCTACATTCGGCCCGTTCCCTTGGCTGACGCACTCGCGCTCGATGGCTTGACGTTACACTACTCGGAGCCCCGGAAAGCGTCTCGGAGAGGGACGGGACTGAAGCCTAGGGGGGGGGCACATCGATTTCCGTCCCCCGATAGCATTTGGTCAGTCGGCAACCATTCGGTTGCGCTCACCTGTTCACCGTCAAGCGGTCCTCCGACGAACTAAAAAGAATCGGAAACCTTTCAGTTAGGGCAATTTCGCGTTGCTCCTTTTCAAATATCATCGGACTAGGGATTGACGACTCCAGGGGCGTTAAGGCTGGCGGCGATTCCTTTGAGGCGTCCGGTCAAGATCATGCAACGGGTTGCGGTCTTGGCGTCGATTCCCACTGGGTCGTGGGTGGCCCATGAGCAATACGTGTGAGCGACGGCTTTCGAGCCCGGGAGCTGCTCTTTCGAGATATGAGACCAAATCGCCTCTGTGACTTCCTCGACTTCGTAGGTTCTTTTGATTTTGCACGATTCCAAATCAGCTGTCCTCACGTGCGCGGTCCCGCTTGCTCCGATCCGCACCATCCGATCGCGATAATCATCATCGAGCGCGTAGTGAATATATGATATCGGGTCTTGCTCGCCTTGGCGGATCTGGAGGACGGCTGTTGTCCAGCGGGGGGCGTTGTTTCCGTTCCATGCGACAAAGATCATCACGCGGTCAATCGTGCTCGTGTCCATGAGGTGCCGGATCTCTTCGTGAGTCGTCCCCCAATCGGCTGCAATGCGGCTGAAACTGAGTTGAGTCGCTTGGAAGTTCATTTCAACTTCGGCTTGTTCTCGGGCGGTTGAGTGATTCCGGGTTCGTAGCCAACCGAAAAAGCCGGTGGCTATCACGCAGAGGAAACCGAAGAGAGGGGTCCAGAGGTCTATGGGCATTTATTGATGAGGAAAAGGGTTGCCCGTGCCCGTCGATAGAGCGGGGCACGGGCTTGATTCAGTTTGACGGTTTCGGGAGCTGAATCGGTCTCTCGTTATGAATTCTCCGGGGTTGTGATTTGCGCCCCCCGGAGCCAGATCCGTCGATATCCGTTTCAACGAGCGCGGCATTCTTCCTATTAGGGAGAAATTGGGGGGAGTTGTCGTAGGGGGGAGACGAGGGTGAGGGCGTCTCGGACGGCTCCGGAGAGGTTTTTCATGGATTCGGCTTCCATGGCGCGCGCGCTGTTCATGAGCGCTTCGTTGCTGGTGGAGCGGACGTGAAATTTCCCGGTGGTGGGATCGTATTCTACGTCTTGATCTTTGGGGGAGCTGTATTCGACTTGCAGTCCTTCGGGGGTCGTGACTTTGAGGGTGGTCGAGGCGGATGTGAGCATTTTGGGCGCGGTGCATCCGGTGAAGGCGATTGCGAGGGCGAGCGCGAGGAGTAGGGGGAGGAGCCGTTTGGTTTTCATTTTTGATCGTTGGTTAGAATAGCGTAAAAGGTCTCCGCAAAGTGTTCGCCTTTGAACCATGTCGAGTGGCCGTGATGGTTCTTCCAGGTGGTGACGACGGCTGGACTGATGGCGCGCGCGACGTTGATGGGTCCGCGTAGTCCTAGGAGCCCGTATCCTAGATTTGCCCAGCCGAGGAGGAACCGGGAGGGGCGCGCGAAGTATTTCAGGACGCCGTCATTTTCGGAGGCGTAGACGTAGATGGAGCCTAGTCGTTCAGCGGCTAGGGCGGCATTGAGTCCGTTCGTCGAAAAGTCTTCTTCGCACGCGGCGGCGATGAGGTGAGCGGACTCGATTTCAATCTCTGCTAGCTCTGGTTTCCGGAGGGCGCGAATGAGGAGATCGGCTCCGTTGGAGTGGGTGACTACGTGGAGTTCTCGCCCTTCGTAGCTGGCGATGAGTTGGGCGAGTTCGGTCGAGTGTTTGTCTTGTTTGAATCGGCGGGTGAGGGCGCGCGCGAAGTATTCAAATTTCTCACACTGGGCATTGATTCCGGCGCGTTGGTGTAGCCATGTCACCCCGTGATCTGTCCATTGATCGGAGTCTCCGGGGTTGGAGAGGATTCCGTTGACGAGGATGTAAATGGGTCGCGAATCGTGGGGCATCGGCTCAGCCTCCTATCCGGACTTCCCAGATTAGGTTTCGGTATTCGGAGAGCGGTTTCATGCGCGGGGCGCGACTGGGTTGAGGTTCGATGACGTAGGGGCCTCGATCGGTGTAGACGACGTTCAGCGCGTGTTTCGCGGTGCTCCCTCCGGCTCCGACTCCTCCGAATTCGTGAGTTTGATCGACGAAGATTCGGAATCCAAGGGGTTGCGCTTCTACTCCGGCGCGCGCGGCTGATACGTTGATCGCTAGGGCGAAGGCTTCGGCGAAGTCATCACAGTCGAAACTTTCGGCGGTGTATTTGATCCCGGTCGCGGTGAGAAATTCCCATGTCCAGCGGGTGAGTTCTTCGGCGAATGCGTGAGGGATTTTTGTAAAGTAGGCGTCGGCTGGCGCGACTAGGTGTGCTCCGGGGGCGTATTGGGCGAGTCCTTCGTAGATGTCTCCGATTCCGTAGATCTGGGAATCGGTGGATTGTTTCCATTCTGGGAGCTTGGGGACTTTGACGCTTTGCGTCTGGCATCCGAAGAAGGCGAAAGAGAGCGCGAGGAGGATAAAGAGACGGATCTTCATACAAATGCACGGCTATCAACGGAGGGGCGCGCTCTAGGATCCGCGTTGCTTCTTCTTCGCGGGTTTCGTTTTCGGCTCTTTGCGCGCTTTGAGTTTCTGTTTCAAGACGCGAAGTCGCGCGCCTTTTTTTAAACCTGGCCCGTCTTCAGTGAGCTCGATTTCTACAAAGTCGGAATCATCGGAGCTGATTTCGATGGCTTCGATTTCGACGCGTTCGGCTATGGTGTAGCGGTTGCGCCCGGTCTCGCGCGTAAATCTGATTTGTTCGACTTTCATGATCTCAGACGTTTCCGAAAACGACGCTCATGACGGCGTTTCCGTAGTATTGGGTAGCTGGGACGATGACCTGAATCCCGAAGTCGATCACGTCTGAGCCGGTCAATCCGGTGATTTCGACGGAGTCGGTGATTGCTGCGCCTCCATCGGTCTCAGTGGCGCGATCGGTTTCTGAGAGGGTTTGCCAGCTTCCCGCGTTGATGCGGAAAACGGAGCGCGCGTCGGCGTGAGAGTTTCCGGCTCCTCGATCGGTGATGGTGAAGGAGGCTTTGAGGGAGACGGTGAATGTCATCGTTGCTTTTCCGAACCGGGTCGCGTGCCCGGTGCCGACGCTCCATCCGTTGACCGATAGGATCGAGTAGTTGTAGTTTCCGACGGTTTTGTCTCCGGCTGTGGCCTCGGTATCGCGTTCGGCACAGAAGGAGGGGAATGTATTGGCTGGGGTTCCGGCGTTGAAAAAACTCGAGTCCGTTCGGGTCTTTGACGCGGTCAGGACCATCGTCGCGAGGGTTCCAGTGTTCACTTTCTCGGCGTCAAGATTGGCGATTTTGGCGCTCGTGATGATTCCGTTCTGAATGTTCGCGACGTTGGCGATGATTTCATTTGCACCGACCGCTTCAGCTGTGATCGCTCCAGCGGCGATGGCTCCGGCAACGATGGAATCGGCGACGAGGTCGGCTCCGTCGATCTTGCGCGTCCATTCTTCGGCGGTGGCGTCGTAGCGGTAGAGTTTCTTATCTGTGGTAAGGAAAACGGTGCGTCCGTCTGTGAGGTCTGTTCCTGGGAGGGCTCCGACGATTTCGACCATGGTGAGTCCGGCGACGATGTCGGAGAGGTCGATCCCGGCGCGCGTCGTTGCGTTGTGCGGCCCGGAGACGGCGCTTTTGCGCCCGTTGCGTCCGACTACTTCGAACCAGAAATATTTCTGAGTGCTGGAGTCGAGTCCTTGGAGGAAATAGAATTGTTGAGGATCTTCGATTGAGGCGCTCGGATTCGCGGGTTTCGCGGCGGTGTCTGCGATGTAGATGAGCGTTCGCAGGATTGGCGTGTTAACTGGGTTGGTCCATTCGGCGATGAGCATGGAGAGGGCTCCAGTGATCGAGACTCCGGTGATCGCTGAGGGGGTCACGCCGTCGTCTGTTCCGTATCCGCCTGATCCTGCTGAGACGGTGATATCGGCGGTTTGCGTTTCTTTGAATCCGGTGCGTTCGTCGTGGGCTCGGACGATGATTCTCCAGGTTCCTGCTTGGGGGAAGGCGACGGGGACTTTGAAGTTGAATAGGGCGCGATCATCGGGACCGAATTCGGCGGACCGGATGGTGATTTCTGAATCTATGGCGGCGGCTACGATGCGCGCGGCGGTGATTTCGTAGGTGGTGAGGTCTCCGTTTACGTCGGAGATCGACCCGGTGAAGTTTTGTCCGATCCCGACAACGGGAGAGACGGGGGCGGCTCCGAGGGCGATGACGGGGAGTTCATCGGCGCGGTCTCGGAATGCGTGAGTGATCGAATCGATATCGGCTAGATCAACGACGTTTCCGGGGGAGTAGGGCTGGGGCTTGAAGTAGCGCGTCGTGTCTTCGATAAATCGTTTGTGAGCGAACCGCGGAAGCTCGTCGCGATAGATGAGCCAAACCTCAGCGTCGTCCGCTCCGGCTGCTTTTATCGAGCCTTGGCGCGCGCGGAGGCAATCGGTCAAGTCGTGGTTTCCGGCGTTGAGGGTAACGTCTCCAACGGAGAGGACTTCGTCTCCGATGATGAGGAGGAGTTGATCATCGGCTTGGTCTTCTGCGCTGATGGGTGTGATGCGATCGGTGTCGAGATTATCGGCGGGGATGTTGATCGTGATCGTCGTTGCTGCTGCGGTATTTGCGACGGCTCCGACTAGGTTCGCACGGACGCTCCATCCGGAGGCGTTTCCGATGGGGTCAAAGGTGGCATCGTCTGCGCTGTAATGGAGATTGAATCCGGCAACGTTTTTGGCTTTTACGGCGGCGGCGTCTTCGTGCTCTCCGGGGGGGCGTTGCGCGAGGATGGCGATTTGGATTCCGATGGGTGTCCCGGCTAGTTCGGTGGTGAGTTCTAGGATTCGCGCGTGTGCAATCGGTGTGGGGAGGGGCGCTCCGAGGTCGGGCTGGAGGCTGACTGGGGGCACGTAGGGGAGGGGGTAGATCCCGCGCTCGGCAACGTAGTCTATCGAGGGCGCGCCTCGGTAGGGATGAGAGATCCGCGTGATTCTTGAGATCTGATCGAGCTCATAGGGTGACCAATCGAGGTTGAAGTTGTCTCCGGCTTGGAGGGGATCGCCGTTGGTCTTGATGGCGCGGGGGAGTCGGACTGTGAATGAGCCCTTGCTTTCGCCCTCGGCTGAGCCTCGCGCGAGTTCGGCGGCGTAGGAGCGCGCTTGGTCTCGATCGATGATGGAGAGGGCGCTGACGGTGACGGGCTGGACGCGTTGACGGGCGCGTGAGTTTGACCGGGCGGTGTGCTTCTCGGTGTCTTCGCGGTGTTTTTGGGTGCGGTCGCGAAAGGTGACGACGACTTTGTTTGCTGCTTTGGAAAAGCTGGGTGCACCGATATCGGGGTCTCCGATGATGTCGTGATGGGAGATCTCTGGGAGGTCGTCGAGGCCGGTTCCGTCGTGAGGGAAGAACCCGGGGGTGATTTTGCCGCCTTCGATTCGTGCCCATCCATCAAAGAGGCGGAAGAATTCGCGGACGACATCGCGGACGGGCTGGGATCGAGTGAGCGAGGGGGAGTGACGACCGGCGCCGGCGATGACGGCGGTCGAGAGGGCTTCCCAATCGGCGGCGGTGAAGTGCTTCGTGGCGATTGATGCTCCGAATATCGGATCTGTGAGGAGTTCGAGTGCTCCAGCGAGGAGGCTTTCTCCTTGGGCGTGATTTTCGGCTGCGAAGGTGCCGATCTGGGGGACGGGAACGCGGCGGAGTTTGACGCGTATCGAGGGAGCGGAGGTGCTTTGACCGAAGGAGGCGCGTTTGGCGATGACGATGCACTGATTCCGATAAGCGGGGTGTGATTGGGTGGCGTCGAGTGCTCCGAGCGGGGCAAGTAGGATTGAATCAACGGGTTGATCGGCGCGGCCCCAGTAGATGTAAAACGTTCCGACGTTGGTGACGATGGTTGCTCTCCAATAACTGGGATCTTCGGTATCGGTGGGGCGGACGATGGAGCCTGTCCAGACGATCTCTTTGGCGACTTCGATGGCTGTGATCGAGTGAACGAGTCCGACGCAGGCGAGACCGGCTAGATCTGCGAAAACTTCGTGTCCGGTGGTCTGCTTGGATTTGCCGACTTTCTCGCGTTGTTCGATGTATTCGACGTTGAGGGGTTGGGGGATCAACCAGGTGAGAGGGCACCAGTCATCACCGATGAACCAGCGCGCGGGAACGGCTTTTTGATTCGTCGCGACTTCATCGGCGTCGAGTCCGGCTGTGGTGGGTGCTTCTGAGGGGCGGCGATATCCGAAGCTCATTTTTGGGGGGATTCGTTGAGGCGGAGGACGTAGCAGATACGCCGGCTGAATTTAGGGTCGTCTAGGCGGGTGCGGATGACTCCGTGTTCTTCTATGGCGTGCACGGCGTTTCCCCATTGATCGACGCTGGCGAGGTGATGATCAGTCATCCCGCTGAGAAGTCCTAGGAGATCTCCGGGGATGCGCGGTGCTCCGAGGGGCACGAGGGTAAAGCGATTTTCGAGCTCGGGAGCGGTTAAGAGGAAAACGAGGAGCTGAGAGCGGGTCGTGTGCTTGGCGTGATCGAGCGTGTAGGCGGGGAGTTCGAGACGGGGGATCGCTCCGGTATTGGCGAGGATCTCGGCTTGGAGACGGACGCAATCGACTCCGACTCCGACGGCGCAAGCGCGCGGATAGAAGGGGGTTCCGATCCAGCGGTCTTGCTCGAATTTGAGGGATCTCACGCGGCCCGGATTGTTGAAGAAGTAGGGTCTCATTTCTTGCCCCCTTGCGCGTTGGTTTCACGGGCGGGAACGCTAATATTATCGGCTCCGACGTGACGGTGTCCTCCGTAGTTGATGGTATTGGCGAAGGCGGAGCATTCGGCCCATGTGCCTTGGCAGGCGGGGCGAATGGATACTTCTTGATCGATGGAGGGCGCGCGGAGGGCGTGATCGATGGTGAGTTTTTGCTGACCGGATCCGAGGTTTTCGGATCGGATGATTTCGCGTCCTTCGAAGGTGCTTCCGGCTCCTATGCTACAATCTCCGTTGGCAAAGTAATCGGCTCCCATCGCTGAGGCGGGGGGATTCACGGTGATCGTGACGGTGATTTCGCGCCCGTCGATTACGTCAATCGTCGCGGTGAATGTGTAATCTTCGATATCTTTCCCGCATCCGATGGAACACCATTCGTGATTGCATGATTCTTGAACGTAGAAGTTGGGGACTTTGATATCGAGGGCTCCGGAGAGCGCGGTGGATTTCATCGCGAGCTTGCGGCCTTTTCCGGTGGGGGCGTCGAGCTCCCCGGTGTGTTTGAGCACGGGAACGGGATTCTCGGGATCGACTTCGAAGATATCGAGCTGAAGGGGGGCTTCTAACATGCGCTTGAGGGCGAGCATCCAGGGGTGACTATCGGCAACGAAGCTCTTGAGAGTCACGGGATCGTCATCGAGCTGGTATCCTTGCGTGATTTTATCGTGTTCGATATCGGCTGGGAAGTAGGTCACGTCTTCGGCGTCTTCTTCAACGGTGATGGGCGCGGGATAGTCGGTGTATCTCCAGATGATGGGAGTCGTTGGCGTCTGGAGGGTGTGACGGTAGAGGAAGAATCGCCCGGGTTGAACGGGGGTCTCTCCTTCGATGGGGGTGATCTCCCACGGGAGTTGCCAAAATGTGAGGGTGATTCGAGCGGTGACGGCCGTGACGTATTCGACGCGGATCTGATCGGAACCGAAGCGCACAATCGTTTCGTGCGGCGTCGTTGGCGCATCGGCTCCGGGGCGAAACCACCACGGCATGGAGAACGAGCGGAGGCGTCCGGCGTGAGCTTCGAAGGTCTGAAGGAATAGGGCGATCTCGGCACGGGAACCCAGCACAAAGGAGGCGCTTTGGCCCCACTTGAACGCGGTTTCTTGATGCTCGATCGTGTGTTTGCGTCTGCGTCCTATTTTTTCGAATACGAGTCCGGTTTCGGAGAAGTCTTTGAGGTTGGAGGTCGTCTCTGGGACTAGGCTTGTGGGCCAAGTTCCCGCGACGGCGGCTCCTTTGATGGTGAGCCGATAGCCCCACTCGGAATCCTCAACGATGGTGAAATCTGTTTCGGATCCCGACTCTTCAGCGAGGGGGGAGGCTTCGGGTTGCTTTTCGATGAGGCGACCGATCAAGAGGGGGACGTAGGTCTCGGTATCACTCAACTCGGCATCACTCGCGAGGATCGCTCCATCGGATAGGCGCGCGATGAGTTCGCAATCGTGGAGGCGGTTTCCCCAGTTCGCTCCTGTGAGTTGGTCTATCCAGAGGGGGACGGCAATCGGCGTGGTCGAGAGGGCAGCTAGGCGCGTGCGTAGGGTGTGCGATTCGGCTTTGGTGAGGGTGTATGCACAGGATTGACGGAGGCGGAGATCTGGCTGATCTGGCTCGCGCGTTTCACGCCCGGAATCTCCTACGGTGATCGTCGTCCCGAAGGAGTAAACGATATCGAGTGATCCGTTGTCGCGGCGATTTGGTTCAAGGAGGAGGACGGCGAAGTCTGTCCCGTCGTGATCTACGATAGCGAATGACATCAGGCGTTTATAAATTTGGACATGTGCTGAGCCATGGAATCGAGGAACCAGGTTTCTCCTTCTTGGGATTGAGCCCAGTCTTTAGCGGCGCGCATATTTTCCCCGAAGATCGCAACGTTGGGGGGGGCTTGGCGCGCGGGACCGGAGCTCGATCCTGAGCCCCCGGCGCTGGAACTGCCTGAGGTGGGTTCTTTGGCGGATCGATGGAGGGTCTCCAGGGTATCGACTCCGAGGGCGGCAACGGCTGGCGCGCTGAAGACGTATTCCTCTCCGGATTCGTTGAGCCAACTGAGTTGTTTGCCGCCTCTGACGTGGCCTCCGTCTTCGTGACCTGGGATGGCTGCGAGTCCTTGGGTGAGCATCATCGAGGCGGCGATATGCGCGGGGGCTGCGACGGCGGCTCCTCCGAAACTGGCAATCGTGGCGAGGGTTGCGGGTCCGGCCCAAATCGCTGATTGAGCGGCGGCTAGTGGGATGAGAGTCGCGGTTTGCGTGGCAGCTAGGGCGGCATCGGTGCCAGCCATCATGAGCTTGGTCGCTACCCAGCGGAGCCCGAATTTGACGATTGCTGAGACGGCCTCTTGTCCTATCGCGAGCTGGATATTGTTCCAGGCTTCTCCGAGGGTCTGGCTCTTGAAGATGGAAGCGGTGATGTTATCTCCGAGGGTATCGACTGCGCCTCCGATGGTGCCCGTGATCATCCCGGCGATTTGTTGGGAGGTGGTTCCCCAGCTATCGCGAAGCGCGGTCAACTGGGACTGCATCTGATCGGACCAATCATCGGGATCGGCTCCGAGTCCGGCGCTTTGATCTTGGAGGGATCCGATCTGTCCAATCGATCCCTGAATGAGTGATTCATAGGTTGCTGCTGACTGGGGATCTGCGCCCTCTTGCATCTTTCGAAGGTTGGCGATGTAGCGCTCTTGGACGGATACCTCAGCCTCTAGGAGTTGCTTGCGCTGACTCCATTTTTCGGCGGCGGTTGAGGTAAAGTCGGAATCGATCGCGGCGCGTTTCGTGGTGATCTCTAGGAGCTCGCGATTGAGGCTGAGCTGAGCGGCTGGAATGGTGGTCTTGCTGGAGAGTTGACCTTGGGCTTGGGCGATCGCGCGGAGGTAGGTTTCCCCGGAAATGATCCCGTCTTTCTGGAGGGCGCTGAGACGAAAGACTTCGTCTGCGTAGGCTTCTAGGGGAGTGCGAGCTTGGGCGGTGATCGCGGCTCCCTCGCTGACGCGTTTCGAGTGCAGGGCGGCGGCATCGCGCGCGGCAAGTTCGGCGGCTGTTTTCGCTTCGAGGGCTTGCGCGGTGGCGTTGTCTTCGGCGATGGCTTGCGCGTTGGCTTCGGACATTTGCTCCTGACGTTTCGCGGCTTCATCAACTTGCGTTTTCAGATCTCGATCAATGGTCGTGGAGCTGAGATGATCCTCAATTTTCTTGAGATCTTGAAGGAGGGCTTTCGCGTAGGTATCGGCGCGCTGATCGCTGGCGGATAGGGGAGCGTTGCTCTCCATGTTGACGCGATAGATATCGAGAATATCGGCCTCGAGATCTGCGCGGCGTTTGGTGATGCTTTCTTGAATCGTGGCGAGTCGTTCGGCGTTGTTTCCGGCTGCGATGATTCGCGCGCGGATGGCGGCGGCTTCCTTGCTCGCGCCTTCAACTCCGGACTGTTCGGGGGTGAGGGAGGTCATCGCGCGGGAGAGACCAACGGTCCCGTGTGCTGCGAGCCATGTCATCTTATCCACGATCCCGGAGAGGATGGCTTCAGCCTGAGCGAGATCGTCGATCTGGCTTTGATCGAGGACGATACTTTCAACGCCTTTGGCTAGTTTGTCGTATCCTTCCGTTCCGAGGGCTTCCAGCATTCCGAGGAGGCGGGGTCCGTCTTCTTCTCCGAATAGTTTGGTCGCTGCGTTGAGGGCGGCTTGCTTGTCGCTGGCGTTGGCGATCCCGCGTCCGATCACTTCCCATTGACGCTCCGGGGCGAGGGCTTGGAGTCCGGCTGCGGTAAGGTTGAGGGCTTTGAGATCGTTGTTGAGGGGAGAGGTTCCGTTGACGCGCGCCTCTTGGAGATTCTTCCGGAGGGTCTGAGCGGCTTTTGCGATCTGGGCGATTTTGACGTTCCAGCGTTCACCGTTGAGGGTGAGGACTTGGAAGGCGTCGGTCGAGAGATCGGCGGATTGCGCGAGGTTCTTGAGATCGGCTCCGAGTTGGAGCGATTGTTTCGCGGCAAGGACTGCGTAGGCTCCAGCGGCGGCTCCTAGTCCTGCGGTGACGTTGCGGAGCCATTTGAGCGCCTGAGGGTTGTCCTTGATCGCGCTTTTTAGCGAGATCAGGACGTTCAGTTTTGCGGTAGCTTCGGGCATTTGGAAAGGGGGAGGCTAGTCCGTTTTATAGCCTGCGAGCTTCACGAGTTTTTTGTGATATTTCTTGTAAGGCTCGCCTCCGACTGTGCCGCGACTGACACAAGCGAGTTGGGTGAGAGCGTCCTCCGCGCGGATTTGGTTTTGCGCTTGCATGACGAGGCGCAACCGGGACGGGGTGAGATCAATTATCCGTTCCCAGTCTCCGGAACAGATTCCGAGAGCGGCGGCTCTGGCGACTTTTTCTGTGAGTTGAGTCCAGTAAGCATCGATTCGCTCGCTTGGATCAGTCCGATCATATTCGCGACGATTGGGCCGATCAGTTGAGCCATGACGGGATCTTTGTCGCTGATCGTCACGGCTCTCTGAAAATTTAGCTTTATGCTCTCCTTACTCAGCTCGCCAAACGAGTCGTCTGAGAGGTCGTCAACCCATTCTTCGGTGCGTCCGGTGGTGAGGGATACCAGGGCAACTGAGCGGTTTTCGCGGATGTGATGAACGAACTTGAACACCTCCCGAATGGTGAGGCGTTTGAGCGTGGCGCTCATAGTGTGCCCGTCCTTGTCCGTGAGGGGTATCGGGGCGGATTCGTTGACTAGGGTTTGATCACTCATGGAGAGAGAATGGGGGGGAGGGATGGGCATTTTTTTGAAAAGCTGAAAGGCTGAAAACTGAAAAGCTGAAAGAGGTCAGAGCGTCGCGGCCGCGCGGAAGATATCGTCGACCTGGTCGCTGGTGAGATTGAGCGTGGGATGCGCCGCGAGGGCCGCCACCATCGGATGCGCCCGCTCGAAATCCGCCGCCTCATCGAGCTCGATGCGTTGCGCCTCGGTGCTGAGCATGGCGCGAATCGCATCTCGGGTCAGCGTTTCGTCGACTTGTAGGAGCGCGAGGAAGAGCTGCCGACGGGTGACTTTGACAGGAACCGCTGCCTGAGGCTCAGGTGCGAGGATGGCCGAGGCGATTTCCGCATCGGTGAGGGTGGCATATTCGCCGGTCTCGGGATCAGGTGTGAGCGGGGTGAATCGCGCGATGGAGTTTCCTCCGTCGAGCTTCGCGCCTTCGCTCGATACCCAATCAAAGACGACGAATCCATTTTCTGGCTCGAGGGTCTTGATCAGGGCGAATGGGTGAGGAGACCCCTCTCCCATTTCGACCAATCGAGGAGGGATGGGGGAAGATTCTTCGATCGGTTCGCTTTCGGATTGAGCGTGATTAGATGTCACTCCGAGCGAGAAAACGAGGAGCGTGAGAGAGATGAGTTTGAGCGCGGTTTTCATGGTGAGCGGCTTAGTAATTGGCGAGGTGATAGGTGACCGTTGTGGTGATGGATCCGGTGTAGTTGGCTGTGTCTGGATCGACTACGATGGTGAGGTCGTTGGTCGCGGTTCCACCGGGGAAGGGGCTGGCTATTTGCGAACCGGCGAAGTTTTCGGCAGTGGTGGTGTAGCTGTTGACGGCAACGAATTGATCGGGATTGGTGGTGGTGCCAATGGTGATGCCGTCGCCGCTTGATCCGGCAGTGGCCACGAATGTGATCGCATCAATAATGGCGTTTGATGGTAGGGCTTCCTGGCCGAGGAGAGACTTAGCCTCATGGGTGTCAGCCCACGTGAGAGAGCCGGTCACCGAGCCTTGGCGGTCTGGTCGCAGGCGTTGGACTCCCGTGGTCGTGAGCGTCATCGGGCGTTTGCCTCCACTGAGGTCCCGCTGCTGGTAGCCTGCGCCCGAGTTGAAGTCCCATGATCCGGCGACGCCAGCAGTCGTTACCGAGTAATCATCCAACACGCCTGATCCTCCCGAAATCCTAAGAGTGGTTTGAACGTATGAGCCCGCTGCAATGAAGGGAATCACGTAGGTGCCAGCTGTGGTTGCATATGATACATATGCCGATCCGTTGTAATATTGCGCTGATCCACCGGTAATACTGTCTACAGTAATTGTAATCACATAGGCTCTCCCTCCAACTAAAGGATAACTAGCTGGCGCGAATACAGTATTATTTGATGTTAAATTCAGCTTGCCGCCGCTAATGGTGCTACTCCCGGTCAATGTCCAACCGCTCGAGCTGCTAAAGTCCGTGGAGTATTTCGTGGTTCCTGCGCCCGCTGTAAGGACATACTCTGGCAACGCAGCCCAGCCGAAGCGGTGCAGCGTGAGCACCTCGGCGGCGGTCGGCGCAAAGTTGCCGTATTCAGCAGACTGCATTGCCCCGTTGAGGGTGCTGGCGGCGTTTCCTGACGTTAGTCCGAGCGTAAAAAAATTGGATGTGAATGATTGGGCCCAATCCGCATCGGTGTTTGTCAGATATAACAGCCCATCAATATACACGTTGACCGTTGTGCCGATCCTCACCAATACGAGGTCGGCAAGGCCAGTGCGTGCGGTCGTTTCCGAAACGGTCGCGTTCGTAGTTCCAGCACCATCTCGGGATTGGAAGATAAGCCGACCAGATGCCCCGTCGATAAACGCAAGTATGCCACCGTTCGATGAAGGCGGACTTGCGTCATTGCCACCAAAAATCCAAATGCCTCTCGCCTCTGCGGATGTCAGTCCGGTCAAGAAAACCTTAGTCCGCACAAATAGATTGCTAGTGCCGAGAGCAATCGCGGGGGCAAATGCGCGTGCCCCTGACACTCCGGTCCACACGAGCCCCGAGTCCGGCGACCGGGCGGCGAACTGCTGAGCGGCGAGCGTGCTCGTGAGGTATCCGGAGTCGTTGGTGAGGGTGGAGACGTTGTCTCCGGGTTGCGTGGCGCTATCGGCTAGCGCGCCTTGCGCGGTGGTCGCTTTCTCGCTGTCGAGTTCGTTGATCGCTGCTTGGGCGTCGGTCGCGGCGATGCTTCCGGCTGGCGCGTTGGTGAGGTCGGAGGCGTTACGGGTTTCCAGATCTGCGAGATCGGAACCGGCCTTTCCGAGGTTGCGCCATGGGGTCGTGACCGTCTGAGCGGTCAGGGCGATCGGGAGCGCAAAGAGTAAGAGACTGAGAATGATTTTCTTCATTGGAGAGAGGTTCAAGTGAGTTGAGTGAAGAGGGTGACAGTTCCGAATCCTCCGGGGAGATCTGCGGAGCCGATTTGGGTGACTTTGGCGCGAACGTAGGCATCGGCGGCGAGTGCGATCGGAGCTCCAGGGATCTCTTGCCCGTAGGTGTCTCCGGCTGGAATCGTGATCGTGATCCCGTAAGAATCACCGTTGGCGTCAACGAGCTGGATCTTTGCATCTGCGCCCCCTGCGTCGGGTGCTTCGCCTAGCTGGACTTGCGCGCGAGTGAGGACGGATCCTGCGGGGATGCGCGTCCATCCGTTGATCTGGTTGAGAGTAAGGATTCCGGGGAGATTGATCGTCGGAGTGTTCACGGTGTTGTCTGTGGGAGCTGCGATGGCTGAGAAGAGAAGGGGACGCGGAACGTCCTTGGTGGGTTGAAAGGTGCCGGTTGCTTTCCCGGTGGGGGCGTCGTTGCTCGGCTCGGAGGATCCGAGGGCTTTCGCGGCTGGATCGGAGTTGGCTGGAGCCGATGGGACGGCGGTTGAAGTGGGGGCGTCATTGCTAGGGATTCCGGCGCTCGGAGTGGTCGCGACGGGAGCTCCGTCTGTGGGCTCCGAGGTAGGGACGGCGTGCGAAACCGGCGCGTCGTTGTCCGGCACACTCCCGACAGCTTTCGCGGCTGCGTCGGAATTGGCGGGGAAACCGTCTCCGAGTGCTTTCGCAGTCGGAGCGGTGTTGTCGGGAGTGTAGTCGGGAACGGACACGCGTCAGGATCGGAGGTGAGGAGGTCTCGCGCTTAGACGATGTTTCCGGTGTTGAGCGTGCTGATGAGTTGGCGTGCGCTGAGGACTGGCTCAATGAGTTCGTCTCCGGGTGCAAAATCACCATCATACTTGAGGCAAACGTAGCTCTCGACCGTGAGGAGGGGAGTGTTTCCATCGCGCGCTGATTGGCGTCCGTAGAACTGAAGTTTCAACCAGCCTTTGACGGTGGCTGATTGAAGTTCGAGCGGGTTGACTTGGCCTCCGGCTTCGCCCGAAACATAGGAGACGCCTTCGGATCCAAGGACTAGCTCAAGATCGAAGTTGGATAGCTCTTTTTTCGTGATTTTGAAGGTGAGTCCGCGTTTGGAAATGATGATGTCGTGAAGCTCCTTCACGGCTGGAGAGGATTTCCAGATCTCGATTTCAGCGCCCATTTCTGGAGTGATGCTGACATCAATGATTCCGAAATCATGCCAGAGCGGATCCGCGGCTCCGGGCTTGACTTCGCGTCCGGTGGTTCCGGCTTCGGGAACGGTGAATGCGGCTCCATCGCGGAAGAACCATCCGTGAGCGCCGAGAATTTCGGGTTGTTGTATCATGACTAGATTTGGTTTAGGGGGACGGCGTGTTTTTAGGAGGGATCGATCGCTCCGGTGTCCTCAGTGGTGCGAACGAGTAGATTAACGAAATAAGTAACGACTCCGGCTTTTAGGGTCGCGGGTTCGAGAGAGTAGGCGGATCCGGGATCGAGCTTGAAATCTACGCGAGCGCCTCGCGCGTCGATACTTTGGGCGTGAACGAGTCGCATGATCCGGCGCGTGTATTCGAATGCGGTCAGTCCGGTCTCGTTGGTCTTCGGGTTCTCGGTGATCGAGATCATGAAGGTATTCCAGAGATCGAGAATGGGGCTCGTCTCGGAGCCGGGTTCAAGTCGCCCGTCGCTGGCTATCGCGACTATCGCGATCCCTGGGGATCGATAGGCGGCTTCGAGTTGGGAGTTGTAGGCCTTGACGTTGGATTTGTCGGCAATGTCTCCCGCGACTTGTTTCAGGAATGGGATCGCGGCAACTTTCACGTCTGCGGCAAAGAGCGTCTCGATCTGGGCGAATGATTCTCCGAGGTGCATCGTTTAGGCTCCGATCTTCATGACTGGGAAAAGCCGGTTGAATTGCCCGCGCAAGTAGTCGTTATGCTTGCGGCGGATGTAGACGTTCATGTCTCGCGCTTGGGAGAGGAGGGCACGATCTGCGATGCGTCTTCGATCGTTCTGCACTTTGACTCCAGTCAGGAAACTGGAGATCATGACGGAGGGGCGTTCGTTTCCTTCTTTGGTGCGAACGAGGGCGCTCCCAACTTCTTTCTGGCGACGGTTACGCGCTTTGAATTGCCCGTCTTGTCCTTCGCGGCTGTATCTCCACGAGCGGAACAGGAAGCTGATCGAGAGGAATCGGATCGAGCGAACGCGAAGGGAGATCTCTTGCTTGAAAGATACGGGTTTGCCGGTTTTTGGATCTTTGCGGCGGCGGAGTCCGGCGATTCCGATTGCGTTGAGCTCGGATCGGAGGGCGCTCGCTGTTTTGGCGATGGCTCGGAATTGGCGATAGAGCTCGAAACGCATTTTGCGCCCCCGATCCTCGATCGCCGGTCCTTGGCTTTTCTTCGTCCATCGAAGATAGGCGGCAAGCTGGCGCTGGAATTCTTTGAGGGGTTCGAGGGACATCAGTCGGAGGCGAGCGCGTTTGCGCAATGGAAGTGGATGATCGGATGAGCGGGGGTGCGTTCGACGCGTTCGATACGGAAGGAATCTCCGGATTCGTTGGTGAATGAGTCACCTTGCTCGGGTAGTGCTCCGGCGGCGGCGAAATCGGAAACGAGGGAGCTGAAGACGCTCAGGGCGTCGTCGCCGGAGTTGTGATCGATGGTATCGGGTCCGGGTTCTTCGCTGGATGCGATCACAGTCAACCCAACATCAGCGAGCGGATCCGGTCGGGTCCATGTGACCACGGTTCCGGCGCTGCGGCGCGCGTTGGTGAAACCTCGCGCGAGTTGAGTGTGGACGGCGTTTGGCAAGTGGAAGGTCTCTTTTATGAATTCGCCCGTCGTCCTAAACCATAGGAGGACGGGCGAATGTGTTTAGTTTTTATTAGGTCCGGGGCTTACTTTGCTTCAGGCTCGGAATTTGTCTTTTTGCCCCCGGCGCGCTTCGCTTTGGCGGATTGCGCGACCTTGTCGGATTCAGGGGTTCCAAAGTGGTTGGATTCGTCCTCGGGATCGGTCGTCTCGGCTTCGGGCTCAGGATCGGAATCGGAGTCGGAGTCAGGGGCGGAGTCGCCTTCGTTGGCATCGTTGACGATGTCTTTCGCGATGGCGGCAACGGCTTTCCCTGCGATGGCTTTCGCTTTGGCATCGACTGCGTTCTTGTCCTTGGCTTTTTGCGCTTTGGTGGCGCGGTCGGCTTCGGCCTTGGCTTGTTTGCCGTTGGCGGTGTTGAGTTTTTCGAGCTCCTCGGGACTGGATAGGCGCTTACGCATCCGGCGTCCGGAGGTGTCGAAATAGTAGATTTCACTAGCTGACTCCCCGTCGCTGCTGGTCAGTGATCCTCGCACCTTGGCGAGTTTGAATCCTTCTTTCGCCTCAGAGATATCCGACCCCGTGAAGAGGGTTTTCCAGCCAGAGGGAAATAGAGCGATGATGGTTGCGACTTTCATGACGAGTTTGACGGTGGGGGAGTGCTAGGCGGATGGATTTAAGCGGTGGGACGCTTAGAGCTTGAGGAGACCTTTCGCGACTAGCGCGTTCACCACGGCGTCAAACTCGGCTGCGGTGGGTGCTGCTCCAGCTGCGACGGCAACGGTTGCTTGAACGACGGGAGTCGCGCCGTGGAATCCGAGTTTATCGGTGGCGGCTTCGGTGATTTGGACTCCGTCGGGGTGGGTCGGCTCAGCGCCGTAGATTTTGATTTTAGCCATGGGTTTAGGGATTAGATCCTAGAGGGTGAATTTCTGGGTGAGGGGGCTGAGCGCTTACGCGGAGACCATGCGCTTGAGGGCGGCCGCCTCTAGCGGGTCGAAACCGTAGTTGCACTCGTAGACGTGGGTTTCGACGCCCGTGTGAGTGTCGTAATCATGGCGGAAACCGATGGTGATTTTACTCAGCGGATCGGTAATCGCGCGCGCTTCGATATACTTCTCAGGGCGACGCGGCGCGAGGTAGCGCATCGCGACCGCGATTGCGGAGGGCAGGGTTGCGAGTCCGATCAGATTCTCCGCGTTGGCGGGGATCTCCTCAGACTCGATCATCCCGAAGGTGTAGAGGCTCGGAAGGACTCCAGAGGTGCGGGTTTCTGTGCCGCCGGCTGCGGATGCGTCTTGCATCGCGTTGTCTTTGACAACGGCTCCGTAGTAATCGGCTCCGAGGATCATGGAGCGCCCGACCTTGGGCCATTTGGCTTTTACGACGCCGGTGCGCATATCGGCGATGTCATCCAGGTCGAAAGCTCCGGCAAGTCCGGTGTGGAGCGCGGCTCCAAAGTTGGCGGCGGTGACGCAGCTCAGGACATCCGCAACGACGGCGGCTGCGAGCGTGTGCGCTTTCATGCGCGCTTGGCTTTCGAGGTTGACGATCCCTTGCGTGAAAATATCCGTATCGGAGAGACCCCACGAGACGAACTTGTGACGATCAACCGACACCTCCTTAACTTCCCAGTCAGTGGCTTGAGTAGTGTAGGAGCCCTTGAAGTCCTGAGCGGCTGCGGCAAGCGGGATGTAGCCCACCTTCACCTTGTCGCCTTCTTTGTCCAGGACTGCGCTTGAGAAGTCTGTTGCGAATGCAGTGAGGGCGAGGATCTCTCCTTTGAATGCCTCAAGGAACACGTCTTGGAGATGCTCCTTTTTAAGTCCGACATCAATCGAGTTGACTACGTAGAGGGCGACCGGGACGCGAAACATCGGAGCGAGGCTTTGCGTAGCAGAAAACGCGACGGTGATCACTGCTTTGGTGATGAGGACGGCGAAGCGTTCGGAGCGCGCGATGAACGCGACAAGGAAGGCGAAAAGAAATAGAGCGTGACGCATGGCTTGAGTGATTAAGTGTGTGAGATCTGGCTTGGGTTGATTGGAGAGGGAGGGCTGATTACTTGATGAATTTCTTATTGTGAGCGCGGAAGTAGGTCGTGCGCTCGGAGGGATCGGTGATCCCGTTGAGCGTGGTCACGAATTCGGCTTTCGTTGCTGGAGTGACTTCGCGCGCTTTCGAGTCGTCTGTCTCTCCGGCAGGGACATCTACCGATCCCGGATGACCAGAGGCGGCGATCTGACGGGCGGAGACTTTCGCAACGCGGGTCTCGATAGCGGTTTTGATTTTGGTCGCCGCTCCGTTGAGCGCGCCCTCGGCTTTCGGTGCGGTGAAGTCTTCAGCGACGAATTCCAGCCCCGTGATTCCGGATGCGTTCAGACCAGCCTCAAAAGCGGCAATCGATGCTTTAGGTCCGGTGATGGCTTCGGCGACGGCGGGAGCAATGGCGAGTTTCACGGCGGCTTCGATGCTGGCCTTTTTCGCTGCCCCTAATTTGGCGGTGATCTCCTCGGCGCTGAGCATATTGGCTGCATCGAGCTCAACTCCAGCGGTTCCTAGAACTCCGATCAGAGTTCCGATTGTGGCGTTTGCGAGGGCGAGTTTGTCTCCGAACATGATAAGAATTATTTTGAGTTAAATGAGTGCGCTTAGGCGTCTTGATACAAAGGGGCGGCTATCAACGAAGGATGTCGTCAAATCGCTTTCGCTAAGTCTGCGAGCGCTTCGTTGAGATTGATCACGACGGCGTCGGCTAGCTTCGCTTCAACGGCTGATTTCCCGGTGAAACATTGACCTTGCATCGTCTCGTCTGTGATCCCTTCACGCGCTGAGCGGATGTCGTCTTTGAACTGACGACTGCACTCCAAAACATCCGCTTTGATCTTCGTGCGTTGCTCCTCAGTGAGTGCGGTTCCTGGGTAGCCTGCGCCCTTGTGAACTCCGTCTGCGATCACCTCAACGGTGATCCCGTTTTTCTTGCACCATTCGGTGTAATCGGTGAAAGCGGAGTAGACTCCGATAGATCCAAGATCAGCGGATGGCGTGACGTAAACGACATCGCTTGCGGCGATACACCATTGACCGGCCGACGCGGTGAGTGAATCGCAGAACGCGGCAACGGTTTTCGTTTCGCGGAGCTTTTTGACCATCGCGAACGTCTCCGGCATTCCGTAACAAATCCCGCCCGGAGTATCGAGATGAAGCATCACTCCGGAAACCTTGTCGTCTTCTTCTGCTGCTGTGATCGCGGACTGAATACGATCAACCGAAAGCCCTCCTGCGCACATTTCATCCATGGAGGAGAGGTGCTTTCCTAGGACTCCGGAGCCGAAGACGTGCAAGATCTGACCGGGGGGGAGCGCGGCTTCCTCCTCTCGGACGATTGTGTGATATGTTCCGGCATCGCCTCCGCAACGCTGGAGCGCTTCCGAGTGAATCCGCGCGCTTTGGTCGATCAATCGACCATCCGTGCGCTTGGTGATTCGGCTCGCGCTGAAGTTTCCTCCCTTGCCTTTCCCTGATGCGGCGGACTGTTCCGCGCGGAACATGGGTCCGGCTCCGTTTGCGGTGAAGGATTCCAGTTGCGCGGAGTCGCTGAAGATTCGCGATTGCATCAGCGGAAACATGGTCCCGAAGAACGGACGATGGATCGCCCATGGGGAGTTGAAAATTGCGTCTACGATTCGAGGATAGGACATGGGTTTTGCGTTGGTTAAATTAGGGAACTAGGCGGAGGTTGAGGATCGGTCGCGCTTGCTGTCTTGCTCGTTTTCTTCTTCGCGCTCTTTGCGATCGAGATCATCGGCGCGCTTCCCTGGCTCCTCTTTGTCTTCCTGAGCCTGATTGATCATGAGCAAGTGAATCCGGTCTGCGTTGACTCCGTATTTCTCAGCAAGGAAATCGATGTAGCCCGCCTCGCGCGCTTTCTGTTCGAGCTCGTCTTTCCACCATAGCCCCTGAGCGGCGTAGTAACGCTTGAACGTGGTAAGCGCTGCTTTGATGTTTTCGCGGTCTTGCCCCCCGTCGCGGCCTTTATCTATAGTGACATCTGGAGCGCCGCCGATCCATTCGACTTTATACCATTCCGGATGGTAGGGGAGATCTCCGCTCTCCATGGCGCAAGAGATCGCAAACGTGTAAAACGGATAGGTGTCCTCAATCTCGTTCCGTTTCCACTCTCCAACGGCAAGACGAACTTTCTCAAGAATGAAGCGGACTGATGGTCCTTTGAGCTCGTTCGGATCCCAGGCAAACTCGTAGGGGAATCCCGTCGCGTTCGTGACTTCTTTTCCGAGGTAGGCGATCAACCCCATGAACGCAGGGGAGGGGCGCGCGGAAGACCATGAATTGACGGACTCGCCTTTTTTGAGACGTAGAATTTCAGCCCCAAATACTTGATCGAGCTTGTAGGCAATAGCGTCCTCAGAGGAGGTGCTTCCGTCTTCAAAATAGGACGGCTCCTCCTCGTCTTCGCCGGATTCGGTCTGCGTCCATCGGGCGACTCGGGCGTTGTCTTTCATGCTCTCCTTTTCGAGTGAGAGCGTGTCGAGAATGTCGTGAAGATTATTGAATCCAGACGCGAGCGGCGGAACGCCTCGGATTCCGTCCGATTCTTCCAGCATGTAGGAATGGACGACTTGATTCGCGTTGAGCGTTTGATAGCGCTCGTCCCCCTTCAGGCGGAATCGGTAAGCTCGAGCGCGGTTTGCGTCGTCGAGCTTCACCCCGTCTCTCCAGCCTTCGGATTCATCAACCCCAAACGAGCCGCAGTTATGCGCGCGGATGAGTTGGAATTGAGGCCAACCTGCGCGGCTCTTTGAGTTGGCGGTGAACATTTCACCGGCCCAGAACTTCGCTTTTACCCGTTCCTGTTGAGCTTCCCAAAGCGTCATCCTCCCGGATACATCTCCGATCTTGGCGGTTTCCCAGAACCACGACCAGGCGGCGCGATTCCATTCGTCCTCTGATGTCGCTGCGAGCGGGTAGATTCCGGGTCCAACGGCATGATCAACAAGGCTCTTGGCGACTCCGCGAACCATTCCGACGTTCTTCTTGAAGAATCCCGCGCGGCGCTGGAGCTCGCGACGTGTTCCGGCGGTGTAATCCGAACGCGAGTCGGCAATCATCCCCGGCAAATAGGAGCGGCTGCGGTGGTTGCTGGCTCCGAGATATCCTCCGGGCGCGTAGGTTGCCGACTTGCGCGAGGAGATGGGTCTCCCCCGTCCGTCAAAAAGGGTAGGGGCTTTCATAGTCGATAGGTCCGCATATCGAGTTGCGTCCGTTTGCGCCGAACCAGAAAGGCGCGCGCTTGGGCGACGGTTTTCCCTTCGATCATTTCGAGCGCCTGCTCTGCCGTGGCGATGATCTCGGCTGCACCCAGTCCAGAGGGGACGGCGAACGAAAAGGAGACATCCTTGACCTGTGAAGAGATCTGCTGAAGACCGTCATTGTTTATCGTCGCGGTTTCGAAGTGCCCCCGCTGAATCGCGCGCAGTTTCGCGTATGCGGTAGAGATCTCCGCAACCGGGTTTAGGTCTTCGTCCTCAGTGGCTTCCCTGATGAACGCTTTTATTAGATGCCAAGACGCTGCCATTCACAAAAGGGCGCGCTATCAACGGCTGGGGCTGTTCCGCGCGGAACAGCTCCCTGAATGTTTCCCGGGAAACATTCAGTAAGGGACTCAATCGGCGTAATAGCTCAGTGCCTCATCTGCGTCGAGTTCTGGGGCTCCGCCCTTCGGGGCTTCTGGGTCCATTTCGATCCATGCTGCGTGTTCGTCGCTTGCGGTTTCAGGCCCAATTCCTCGGGAGGTTATCTGGGCCACGAATCGTATTCTGTATTCTTCTGTGTTCATCGTGATCGGTTTAGTAGTCCACGCGCTGAGCAAACCCCTGTGATTCGAGCAATGTTCCGAGATCGTGCATGTCCTCTCCAAGTTGAAAGAACACCTCTCCGAGCCAACGTCCATATTTCCCTTTCTTGTCTCGATGGGTTCTCAGGATCACGTCTCGCCCTTCAATCATCTTCCGGACGTAGTCTCTCACGGGGATACCCTCCGGTCGTTCGACTCCTCGAACCTCTGGCGTGTTAAATCCGAAGAGTCGAATCTTTTGCCCGTTCATGGAGATTCCAAGTCCGAGATCGATATTTATGGTGAACGTGTCCCCGTCGTAGACGGAAACGACGTGGGCGCGGTAAGTGTAGGCGGGAAGCTGGGGGAGTGTTGTTTCGGTTTGGTTCATGGTCTGCGGTTAGGTTTCAGGTTTCGAGCAAAGTGAGTTGTTTGTCCTGTTCATGGGGTGCTTTTTCACCCCTTTTCCCTTTCGGCGCTTGCGCCGAATCGCGGTCCGATTCGTCCGGTTCTTCGGACTCGGGTTCCACGTCAAACGGCACAATCGCGGCCATGATCGCACACGTCGTTTGCATACATTCGCAGTCCCACGCGTGATTGTCCTTTTTGAATTGATACCAGATGTATCGGGGCGCGCCCGATTTCTTGACGATCTCTCGTTTGCGAACCTCTGAGTCGATCTCGTGTTTGTATTCCTTGGAGAGATCGTCTGGGAGCTCCCAGCGCTCGGGTTTTCCGTGACGTAGGTTCCAGGTGACGGTCTTGATCGATGGATTAGACCAATAGAAAGCGAATGCGAATGTCCGATTCGCGCCGGATCTTCCGCGCTGGGGATCGATCCGGAATCGCGGGGAGTAGGGGCGTTGAATCGGCTTCTCTCCTTTCTTTTTCGACTTGTGCGGGAACGTCGCGGGATCGTCTCCGATCAAAACAGTCCATCCGTATTGAGCGCACCATGACGCGATTTGATTCCGTTCGTGACCTCCATCAAGACAGACGCAACGCGGACGGAGCCGGAGGTTTCTCTGGAGTTGGTGGATATGCTCAACTGAGTTGAGTCGCCCCTCCCAGATCAATCGGGAGGTTCCATCGTCGCGCCATCCTCGGACTACGATCTTGAAATGACGGGAGTCGTTTCCGCGTCCCTCTTGGAAATCGGCGGTGATGAAGGTTTGCGCGAATTCCGAAAGCAAACCCGCCGGCGCTTTGTAATCCTTTCCGCTCGCTGGCTCTTTGAGGTATCCAGCGGTGACGATCTCGATCTTATCCACGGCCTGACTCATTGACCACATGAGCGCGCGTTTCTTCATTTGGAATTTCCGCAACGCTTCAACGGATCCCTGTTCCTTGATTTCGAGCGCGGTCAGGAACTCAGTGACTAGCCTCCCATATCGTCCATTGACGAGCTGTTCCCAATGGATGGAGCAGTTCGTCATGGAACGATCTGGATCAATGCAAATGTAGTCGCCCGTGTGATTGATCCGATCCCATGTTTTCGGCTCGTCATCGTGATCGTGACCGCACTTCCGACAACGGAACCGGGCTGTCTCAGCGCATCGCGCGATATCGAATCGCCCGTCTGATTGCTGGATCTTGTCGAAAACGACTCCGGCGCGCTCGTCTTCGTTGGCGATCATTTGACTAGCAAACGCGAGCGGTTGGTGAAAGCCGCACTTGAAGCACTTCATCCCCCATTCGTATCGGCGTCCGCGTGAGTAGACTTCATCCCAGTCGGTTCCCTCGTCTCCTCCCTGCGAGATGTTCAGGATCTTGCAGGTATCCGGAAAGGCTTCCGTTCGCCCCCAGGCCTCAGCGAGCATCCCCGGATTCCAGTCCCAGACTTCATCGTTCATCTCGTGCTGGACCGATTTCCGTTGGAGACTACTCATATTCGAGCCCTGGAAATATGCGTTCATGTTCGGGAATTGGTAGAGATCCCGCTTCTTCTTGAGTCGCTTGTAGAATGGGAGATTGCACTTCGTCGCCCTCAGCGTCGGCTCGATCCGAGTGAGATAGTGTTGCTCTGCGTCATCGTCTGTTTGGAACGATGCCATGAAGGGCGCGGGACTCTCCGAAAGTGACCAATGAAAGAACAGATCACCGATCAACGATCCTCCTGTTTGGATCGCTTTGAGGAGATTCACCATCCGGACCTTGTCGTTTTTGAGGAGTTGGAACGGGAGGATCAGATAGCGGGATGTTTCCACATTGAACGGTCCGCGATCTCGATAATCGCCTTGAAGGTTCAACTTCACGCGCGCCCATTCATGAATCTCACGTCTATCCGGTCTCCTCCAGCTCTGCCTCCATGCGGTTGCTATGGCTTCGGTTTCCAAGTCTCGGATCCTTTCTCCATGATTGAGCAGATCTCGTCTACTAGCTTTCGATTCACGATCCGAAGCTCAGCCTCGGTTTTCTGGCGTTGCCGCCTAGGTGCGTCATCTTCGAGCTTGTAGCGCAATATGCGTTTCAGCTCCAGTCCGAGGGCTAGGATCTGAGTCGCGACATCTTGCCGGTTGATCGTGAGACCCTCTTTCGCGTCATTCTCGATCTTCCATTTTCGATGTCTTTCCTTGGCAATCTCGATGTTGATTAGATCGATCTCGCTACTCCCAGACGGCAGGGTGTCACCGTGATCGTCTACCCATTCGATCAGCTCATCAACGTAGATCCGAGACCCTCGGAACGCGGGACAACCGGCGGCTTTCGATTTCCCGATTGTATCGAGATCGATCCCCGACATAGCGGCGGCGGCCGGAAGGTTGTCGGCAACGCGTCCGACTGCTGACTTCTTTTCGTTGTAGTCATCGATTTGGGTGAGCTGAGCGCGGGAGAGCGACTTGCCTGACTTCAGCATGGCGAGCAAGTTCGCGACGTTTGCCGCCTCGATCTTCGATCCCGCGCTCCCGCCCGTATCGTCCGAACTGTCCGATTTACTTCGCGCCATTGGTAAGGACTTGTTCGATCCAATCGCGATGGAACTCATAGAGCTCGATTGAATGGGTGAGACTGAATTGTTCTAGATTGTTACACGATCGGAGGTTTGCAGAGGACTCCACGGTGAAGCGTTGTTGACCAATCGCGAAGAGCATGACTTTGGAGTGATTTCGAGTCGCGACGATTGATTGACCTCGCGCCTCAAGTTCCTTCTTCGCGAAGAGAAACGTCGTTGTGTCCGCGCTCGCGAAATACTCGGAGCAGAGCACACGAACCGATCCGACCCGTCCGGAGTCCAGCATCCCGATCAGGTGCGTCATGTTGTGGCGATTGAATCCGAGCGTCGTCAGGTGAAGGAAATCAATCGGCGCTTCCGCTAGCGAGTGGATCGCAATCACGAGATCGAA